GAGCGCATGTCCTGAATTTTCGTGCCGTCTTCGCTGAAGCGAATGTACGTATCGTCGTCAGATTCCATTGTAGTGATTGTAGACTCGGCGCTAGCTTCAGCAGACGCAGTCGTAGCGCGTACCTTGGCGAGATTAGCCTCACGCTCTTCCTGAGCCTGTAGCTGTTCGGAAGCCTGAAGACGCATCTGCGTAGCCTCTGCCCGGAAGCCCTTAGCTTCGAGCGTTCGTGCCATGCTGAACATACCGACAGCCTGCGCACGCGCAGCGGGTACACCCTTCTCGACTAGATCGTCGATCATGCCCTGACTCTGACCACCGATTTCTTGCATCTTACGAGCGCGACGCTCTTCAGCAAACATCGGAGTTACTTCTAATTTCGCAGTGGCTTTCGCTGTCTTTTGATCCATACCAGCGGCCATTAGACGAGACTGCTCGGCCTTGCGAGCTACTGACGTGTCTAACGCCTTACGTACGGGGGCGCCAAAGATGTCGGCCAGCGACTGTCCCACTTGACGGCCATGGTTGGCCGAAGCGTTAGACGCGAAGAAGTCTGCACGTCTCTGTGCCATTCTGGTACGGACACGAGCGAGCGCGCCTTCCGGTGTCTCTAGTCCGAACGCGTCCGTAGCTTGTGAGCCGGGAGACAGGAACTGCGAGGGATCAATAGGCATTACTGTCCTCCACCAACGCCACGCAATAGGTGACTGATGTCTAACCCACCGCTGAAGCCGCCGAAGCCGCCCATCTGGCCGCCTCCACCGCCTCCACCGCCGCCTCCGAAGAGGCCGCCGATTGCGCCGCCTAGACCCCCGAAGCCGCCTATAGCGGAACCGAACTGCCCGACTGCGCCTAGCGCGCCGAGTAGCGGAGAGCTAGCTTGGCTAGCGAGCTGTGACTGTGCGCCAGCAGCGCCGAGAGCTGCGTCTGAGCGCAGACCCTGTGCAGACATCATTGACTGTAAGAACTGTAGTGGGAGCTGCGACAGGCTCATGCCTGCGCCGAGTGCGCCCTGTCCGAGCTGACCACCAGCCATCATCTGCTGTATCTGCATCTGCTGGAGTGCCTGCCCAATGCCGAAGCGCGACTGTGCTAGACCAGCGTTGAGCTGTGTCTGCTGGGCGCCCTCTCCAAAGAGGCGGGAGCCGAATCCTTCTAGTCCACCGAACGCTCCCATGGAGCGGCCGAAGGCCTCTTGCTGCATACCTCTACCAGCGTCGAGTCCAGCGAGCTGGAAGCCGAGGTCTTGGTCGTCTAACTGACGGGACAAGTCTCCTGTGACTTGCTCACGCGTTACCGAGTTAGACAGGCCACCTGAAGCGAACAGCTTATCGAATTTCTGATTGACGAGGTTCTGGTTAGACCGAGTAGAGCGGCCGCGAAGCTGCTCTGTAACGCCCTGCCCTAGTGCGAACGGGTTAGCGCTGGCTATGCCAGCAGAGCCGCCGAGGATGCTTTGCAGCGCCTGTGCGCCGCCAAAGTTGCCGAAGCGCTGAAGGTCTACGCCCTGCATGTCCCCAATGGCGCCTGCGCCTAAGTCCTGCAAGCCCTGACCCAGCCCTTGCTGGGCGAGGCCGAAGCCGAAGTTAGCAAGCCCTTGCGTCTGCCCTAGCAGTGGGTTGAAGCTTCCCAGACCGGTGTTGATGCTTCCTCGACCATTTGAGTCGAAGTTGAATCCGGCGCTAATCCCTCCGGGTCCGCTAGCTGAACCTCCGGTGACTTGGGCATCGCGCGTAAACTGACTCGCAGCGTCGCGGTTTTGCTTGCCGGGATCAAAGAGATCGGATAAAAAACCCATGTTTATTCCTTACGGTGATGCAATAGAGAGGCTAACCGTTAGAGTCATGCTGTCTAATACGGTTGAGCCGCCATCGTCTGATAGTTCGATTGTGTACGTAGACACGTCTGGCCCTTGCGGACCTCCGCCGGGTGCCCAGTCGAAGTTGAAATTAACGGTACTAGAGAGGGCAGTCCACGTCGTGTACGTCGGTGATACACCCTCGTACCTGTCGGTGCCCGTGTCGGGACCGGTGATACGGATGTGATGGCCTGTGCCATCCTCGGCCGGGTCGTTAGACCACGGAGAACCAGAGAATGCTGTTGTAGCGCCGCCACCCTCAGAGTCCTGATATTTGTCAATCGTTCCGTCGGGGTTGAAGATCAGGTTCGCATCGCAGTTGGTACTGGACGCAGACGTAGCTGTGATGCTACCGTCTAACAACTGGTAGAGAGCCGCGAACGATTCGCCCGCTTTCATTAATTGAAAGAAGAGAGACATTAGTCTGAGATATCGCCAGACAGTACCCATACGTCGGCTGCTGTCTTGAAGAGGATTGCGGTGCCGCCTGCGTTAACCGTATCCTGAGCGTTAGGTACACCGCCCGGATGGTTGATACTGACCAGCGTTACTGACGCGGGAGCGTCCACTGTGAGTACTTGCGTAGCGTGCTTCATGTTCAGTACGACCGGAACACCGATAGGCAGTGCAGTCGTCGCGTTGAGTACGAGCGTCAGCGTAGCCGTGCCCGTGAACTCCATGATCGAGTTCATGTCCGATGCGGCGATCGTCTGCGAACCCTGCGCAAGCTGCACGCGCATGCCCATGTCCTGCACTTCAATAGCAGTCGGCACACCACCGTCGTCTATTAGAACGCGGTCAGTAGCAGCGAGAGCGTTACCTTCGATCGTGTTGAGCGCCGTAAGGTCTACGTCTATAGCGCCAGTGGCGATGTCGATTGGGTTGGTCGTAGTAGCGGCTACGTCAGTCAGTGCAACGTCGTTAGCGTTAGCCGTGATACCGTTACCACCTACGACAGCGAGTACGTCGCCTGTCTGTGTCAGGCCATCACCTGCGACTGTGGCTGGTAATTGCAGGGCACCGCCTGCGGTCAGCTCAAGTCCGTTGCCCAGCGTCGCAGCTATAGCAGCGCCTGCGCTGTCGTCCCATGCGAGTACGGTGTCAGCACCCGGATCGGCCAGCGCTTGGATGTCACCAACCATACCGCCGTTGTCCGTGAACACATCGTTCAGGTCTGATGGCGTGATAAGCGTAGAACCGGACGCGAGCGCTCGCGCGGTAACTGTACCGGCGATGTCATTAACGTCATACTTCGACGTGATTGCCGAAGCAACCGCATCGAACTCGGTGTCGAACAGCGAGCCTTTGATTAGCTTGTCGGGATCGCCCGTTGAGAGAGCGTCCTTCGCTGTGAAGTTTGTAGTCTTTGTGTAGTCACTCATTAGGTGATAGCCCTGCCAATCTTGGGTGAGATGCTCATTTGCTGTACCGTAACGTCAAATCCGTTAACCGATGCCAAGCAGCCGAGTCTAAGAAATTGCCCCTCTCCATGTGCTGGTAAGTTCTTGCGCTGTAGCGCGACAGTTCCTGAGAACTCGTCGATGTTGAACTCAGCGACACTGAACTCGGAGCTGTTGCTGCCCGTGTAGGCAGCGGTACGTGTCAGCGTGTTACCACTAAAGTCGAACTCCCAGTTCCAGACGATAGACTGCTCGCCGGTCTGTACCGTAGCGACAATCTCCTTCATCATCTTGAGCCTGTGGTTCAGCTCTCCGAAGTCAAGCCAGCCAGTCTTGAACTCAAAATCATACGCTACGCCATCGTCCTGCGCGCCTCCGTAACGTCCTACGATTCCTAAGCCACCGATGTACATATCGCCAGCTTTGGTAGACAGAAGCCCTCGTGGCGTTCCACCCAGTGACCAGCGCGTGATGGGGAATACTGTATCGCCCTCGTCGTCCTCGAACGGATGCTCTGTGTCTAACACCCACTGGCAGCCGCACTGCGGGAAGTTGAGTACGTAGAGGCCTTCCTCTGCGTGCCATACGGAGCGCATGTCGTCTAAATCAGGATCAGCGGCGCGTTCTGTATTCAGCTCGCCTACGAAATCGGTTCGTACATTCTTCGTTATCGTAACGACTGGGTTCGACTTGAACTTGATTACGCGTCCGAGGGACTGCAATCCATGTCGCGAAAGGAAGATTAGGTCGCCTTCGCCTGTAGCCTGCACCGAATCTCTCGCGATACACCCTGTTCCTTCGATTGTGTCTACGACCTGCGCGCCAGCGAGGGTCATACCTATCTCAGAGCCAGAGCCGTCGGCCCAGAGTACGATGTGGTTACGTCCGAAGACTACCAGATTAGCGCCAATAGCAGAGATAGCGACGATTTCATCCATTCCCTGAGTCCAGAGGGAGGACATGTCGATAGTGCCACCCCCTGAACCAGTTGAATAATCTGTGTCGTCAAGGAGCGCGGAGACTCGGACAGTCTGTTTATCGGCGTCAGCGGCCCATACTCGTCCAAAAGCTGCGACTGCACAATTTCCGTCCGGGCCTGTTCCTGTGTAGCTAGCATCAGTGAAGACGGAAGCACCCGACCACTCGATGGGGGTGTGACCTCGCTGGAATCCCAGTACCTTTCCGTTGAAATTAACAAACTGCCAAGCATTAGCAGTTGGGGCAGTCGTAGATGTAATCGCATTGGCGCCTACCGTGAAATCCGTGATGTTCTTGTAGATCACGTTGTTAGCTGTAGACAGGATCGTAGACGTACCGTCCTCGTTCAAGTACTCGTGGAGTACTTCGATCTGATGATCACCGGTTATACCGGTAGTCGTCTGGTCAGCCCAGCCGTAACGTGAGCCTATGCGTCCCGAGCGATGGATAACGGCGTTAAGAGCCGTCGTGCACCACTGAGGGCGAAGCAACGTGTTCTTCTTCTCCGTGTTCAAGCCGAAAGCGCCCGGAGCGACGATATCAACTGGTTGAATCTGAGGCATTAGCGGTCCAAGATAACGGTTTCGTCAGCAGGACTCATTTCGTTAGCTGTTGCGAACCCGTGCGCGTCTAAGTAAGACATCATGAGTACGCTATCAGGCATGCCCAGCTCAGAGCCACGCTCTGCGTTAGCTTTCCAGAGTGCCTTCAAATAGACAGGACGCGACGGAATAGACAGAGTCGTCGCTTCCAGCGAGTCGTCTGCCAGCTCTGCTTGCGGTATAAACATGCGCAACTTGAGCGTCCGAACTTCATTCGGGATAGGCCACACCTTCATTCTGATGCTGTCGCCATCGTTCCACAGGGCGAAATGCGTAGGCTCGCCTGTGTCGTCGCTATCCGTTAGGTGGTATCGCTCCATCTTCTCTTGCGAGACTTCAGTTAGACGGCTCTCGTCAGAGTCCGTAACGTCCCAGCATTGCGGCTGGGCGGTATCAGTTAGACGGAAGTTCTCACTTCCCGTAACGTTTTCATACAAAAGCCGGGAACGATCGTTGGTATCAACGTCCGCTGCTCCGGCTATAGTCAGGTCATATTCTACTGTAGAAGCGGCGAGGGTAACGGTCACTGTCTGTCGCAGCGCTTGCCACGGCCAGCCAGATTCTTCGACTTCCTCTTTCGCTTCATTTATAAATTGGAGAATCATCAACAGGTATTCGTCTGTCGTAGACGCAGTCCCTGACGCGATTACCAGCGAGAACTGGCGCAATCCGCGCAGTACTTTGTTGAGCAATTCCCGAGTTGTCATGCTTTATCCTTTCGAACTAAAAAGTGGAGGTAGAGGCCGAAGCCCCTACCCCCGTACCCTTATGCTGGGACAAGGATGGCGCGGCAGCCGCGACCGGATTCACCGGAAACGTTACCACGAATCGTTGCAGCGCCATACAGCGCGTCAGCGACCATCAAAGTACCAAGAGCTTCGAGCTTGTACTGCTCCTGTACACGCGGAGTGACCTGCTCTGCCAGTACCAGAGAATCTCTCTGGAACATCAATGCAGCGCGGTAGTCAGTCGTCGTGTCAGTAGCCGTAACAGTTTCGCAGTTAGACGAAACGTAAACTTCAGTGCCATAAATGTCACCGATGAGTCCGTTACGAATACTGTTACCCATGCCCTGCTCGCCAACGAAAGCTTGTTCCGTGTAACGTGCGTTGCCCAGAAGGTTGTTCTTCTCGACAGGCGGGATAACGAGGAAGCGATCACGAGCAGGAACGTCTTCGTCGTCGAAGTCTTGAATGACTTGTCGGATGCCAGCGTCTGCGATTACCGCACCGTTACCGGTGTTGGTGTTAGCAGTCGTGTCCCATTTGGTCGTGCCGTCAGAGCCGATGACGCCATCGTCATAAGCTGTGCCACCGCCCCAAGTAGCCGCGAGGGCCAGAAGAGAAGTGTCAGTCTGCTTAGCGAGTGCGTAGCCAGCGTCGTCAGTGAAGAACCGACGGATTGACGGAAGTGCCTGTACCTCTGCGATGTCTTCTACGAGACGTGCGTAGTGGTAGTGTTCGCTGATCGTGACAGATTTCTCTACCGTATCAGCGTATGTAAGCAAAGACACGACGGTGTTTTGCGATTTCGATGTGGCACTGCCGCGAGACGGTGCCGGGATGTGGATGACATCACCCTTCTTCCCAATGTGAGGAATCAGAGATACAAGAGCAGCCATAACAAGGTTAGCCTTGTAAGCTGCGATGGTTTCAGTCGCCCAAACCTCCGGTACGAAATCAGCAACGTCCGCAACGTCGATACTATTTGCAATATCAAAGTTTGAAGCCATTGTAATTTACCCTAGTGGTGGTTGGTTGTGGCTATAAATTAGCCGTTCTTGATGAACCGACCTTCACGAATTGCTGCGTGTAATTCCTTCTGGAACGAAGGAGATCGGTACTTTTCGGGGTTGCTGTTAATAAGAGCAACGACATCCGCTTCGTATATCGGGTCTGCTGTAGCGACAGCGCCTGCCGGTCCCGCACCTTCGGTGGCGACGGCTTTGGCTTTTGCTACATTAGTACGATTCTGCGTAGCTTCAGAGGTCGGCAGTGAGGCTTCAAAATCCGTGAAATCCTCTAATAGCCGCCTTGCAGCCCTAACCTGCCCAATACCTAAGCCCGGATCGCAAGCCTTTTCAAACTCAGCCACTCGGCTGGGAGTGCGGTTTACGAACTCTTGGAACTCTTGCTTCTGGGCAATCTCCATAGGATCACCGAAATCGGAGATCAAGGAGTTTTGCTCCATGCGGTACAAGGCAATATCAGTAGAGTCTTGTGCAGTTCCCTGCGTTTGACTATCTACCATAGGCTGTACGACCTTCCTGATCGTCCCTACGGGATCGTTGATCAGTTGGTCGCCCGATACATCAACAGGTGCCGGTTCTGGCGTTGCGGGCGTAGACGCGCGTTGAACTGACGCTAGGTCGGACACAAGTCCTCGTAGCTGTCCTACTTCGTTCTGTATCTGGCCGAGACGCTTCTCAGAGTTCATGTGCATTTCTGCGATCTCAAGAGTCGTCTTACCAGAGTACTTGTCCGGTAGGTTCTGTTCAGGAGCCGCC